AAGGATGTCGGATCAGGTTTCTTGAGCATAGACACCAATGGAACAGACATACGTTTCACAAGTGGCAGTCAAGCTAAAATAATGGCCTATTTTGCAAAAGATAGTGCTGCTTATTTATACCATAATGGTAACCAAAAATTCTCCACAGCTTCAACTGGCGCAGATTTGGTAGGCACCTTAACGACAGACGGCGTGACCGTAGACGGTACGCTGGATATTGAGGAAGTTGTTGAGAAGGTGCAAACATCGACATCAACAAGTGGCACCATCGTATGGTATTCAAACTCTCAGGGAATCGTTTATTACACCTCGAACCAGACAGCCAATCGCACGATCAATTTTGTAGGAGATGGTTCTACGTCGATGAACAGCTTTTTAGATGTAGGCCAATCTTACACTGCTTCAGTCGTAATGACCCAAGGCTCCACAGCCTATTATCTCAACGCCTATCAAGTAGACGGTTCAGCGGTCACGCCAAAATGGTCAGGCGGCAGCGCACCTACAGCGGGGAACGCAAGCGGGATCGACGTTTACACATTCACAATCATCAAGACGGCGAATGCTACTTTCACTGTGTTAGCGTCTCTAACTCAGTATGCTTAATTAGAGGTCACCAATGCAATCATTTTGGATGCCTAAAAAACAGCCTTTATATGCTCCGATGCTTTCTACCTTCGGCGGAGGGTCTGCTCGTGGGTTTGGGGCTGGATTATCTGGCGGTGCAGTAGAAGATGTTTCGTCTATTATCAAAGATTTTACTTGGAACTCAGGCGCTCTCAATGGAGCAAGTGCCAAGGAATCAAGGATACACAGACCTAGCGGTAACTGTGAGGGGTTTTGTGTAACCAACGATGGTACACGTCTAATTATTTTTGACTATAGTAGCGACATTATTTGGCAGTACCAATTAAGCACGGCAGGCAACCCCGCCAGTTCATCATCTTCATCCACCACAATTTTTGACCTCTCTTCAGGGAGTTATGGCGGTAATACACGGGGTGGGCGGTTTAACCCTGACGGCGACATTTTATATGTAGCGGGGCAATATGGGTTTCTTGTGTTTAACTATAACCAAAGTAGTTACACCGTTTCGTTGTCGTCATACACGACTTACCAAACATGGTCGGGTGGCAGTACAAGTTTAGGGGCAAATCCAAGGGGGTTGTTGTACAACCCTAATCCAAGCGGACACGAAATTTTAATACAAGACGCCTCTAACCAAAGATTTATAGGTGTGCCGGTAAATGGAACCACACTAGACACCTCGGCGACACCTACCATCTACAATGTTCAAAATGCCGACAGCCCATACTTTGACGGTAATTATTTCACCTCTTCTGTTATCGTCAATGACGGAAATGATGTACTGGTGGGTACTCAAAACGGACGTATAGGTCTGTATAGCATGAGTACAGCGTATGACTTTTCTAGCTTGTCTTCTACGCCTACAGATTACATTACCAATGCACTAGGTAATGACACACAGCAGACCCGAGACCTTTACGTAAATGATAGTGGGCAGGTTTTCTCAAGCTATAGCTCACAACACAAAATCACTAGGTGGACAAACTAATACGTTCATCCCTCTTAACCCCGCCTCAAGTACTCAAACTCTGGCCTCTACTTGAACCACATATCGAGGCCGCACTTCACCACTCAATCGGTGAATATGATCCTTTTTCAGTATGCCTTATGGCCCTATCAGAACAGGCGCACATCTGGCTCACCAGAGACGAAGACGGTCAAGTGATAACCGTAATAGTCACTAGGTTCACTACCAGCGCACACAAGAAGTCTCTGCTTATTATGCTGTGCGCAGGACAAGTCCCAGATTGGGATACATGGACCGCTCATCATAAGACACTCGAAGAATACGCTAAAGCGAATGGGTGTCATTCAATGCAAGTGTGGGGTCGTCGAGGCTGGGAACGCAGACTTCGTCATTTAGAGAGCAACAAAGGTAAGCCCTACCAGCTTCTCTACCACGTTTATAATATGGAGATCTAATATGAGAAACCTATTCTCAACAATGTTCGGCCCCGGGCGGTATCTTAATCCTCGTGCCTCTGGGATGATTGTGTTCGGCGGCGGCGGGGGCGGTGGCCCATCACTGGCTGAGATTAAGTCCGCAGTTAAGGAATACGCAGACCCTGAGTTTAAGGACGTGTTCCGTAACCAAGACGATATTGAGGGTTCTATAGGTGACCTGAACTATGACATGATGGACCAGTTCGGCGACTTAGACAGCGCAGTTGATGACGTATACAATCAAGTTGTAGGTGGTTTTGGTCAAGCCGCTGGTGAGTTTGATGATCTGGCTGAAGGACAGTCTGATATTAAAGGCACTGTTAAGACAGGCTTTAGTGACCAAGAAGACTTTATCGAAGATCAATTCGATGCGGCTGGTACTGCAATGGATGACGCCTTCGATGACCAAGGCGAGATGATCAAAGGCGAATTTGGTGATCAGAAAGAAGTCATAGACGAAGGATTCTCCGATACACAAGAAGACGTGGCGGGTGCCCGTACCGACATCTTGGGACAGCTTACGGCAGACCGCACTGGCCTAGAGTCATTCTTGACTGATAAGTTTGGCAGCATCGAGAATATGACTGGCGGACGCTTCGACAGCGTAGACACTATGCTAGACACGATGGCGGCAGATAATACTACAGGCTTCAATGATCTAACAAAGACGGTCACAGACGGTCAAGGAAACATCCAATCAGCCGTAGATAGTATGAGTGGCAACCTCGATACCTATTACGGAGATCTATCCGATGGTCAGGCAAACATCACTGACTCGGTAGGTAACCTATCAAGCAACTTCACTGACTTCCAAGATCAGTATGGCGACGACGTAACACTCGCCAACCGTAGTCGTAATGACATCATCTCAGGCCTACAGAACGCCGTAGGTGATATCCAAGGTCAAATGGGCGCACAGTCTGAGCAATACGGACAACAGCTACAAGAGGTTCAAGCCGCTAACGAAGCCGCTGCACAAGAGCTAGACGCTAACTTCGCAGACGCTGCCCGTGAACTAGCAATGGGTATTGAAGGCTCTACTGAAGAAGCACAAGCTAACCAGTCTGCGTTCAAAGAAGGTCTGTCGAACATCCGCACAATGCTAGATACCCAAGGCGATCAGTTGGATATGAGTGTTCGTGACAGCTACCAGAACCTATCAGACGCATTTGACCAACAAGGCCGCCTGATTGCTAACAGCGTAGACGCTCAAGGCACCGAGACAAAACGAGCCATCGACAAGAATGGCAATTTGATTGTGTCTCAGTTCAGTCAACAGGGAGAGCGAATTAGCCAGTTTGGCTACGACATCAACCAGATGTTTGGTACCTTAGATAGTATATACGATAGTACCATTTACCGCACTGGGATGATGTCTCCGGCTACACAGCCGTATGCTTCTACCCGAGGATAACTAATGATTCCTGATAACGTAAGCGAGGCGGGAGTTCGCCTCGTTAAGAAGTTCGAAGGCCTACACAAAGTAGGAGACGATGGCTTAATTCACAGCTATCGATGCCCGGCTGGTAAATGGACCATAGGCTGGGGAAGTTGTAAGGGCGTCCGCTCTGGAATGCGGATTACCAAAGAAGAGGCAGAACAACGCCTCATCGACGATCTGGACGAACACGCAAAGGCCATCCACCGCTATGTGGAAGTGCCTCTCAGCCAAAACCAGTATGATGCCTTGACCTCGTTTATATTCAACGTCGGGGCAGCCAACTTCAAATCAAGCACCCTGCTAAAACGCTTGAATGCCGGACTATACCACGACGTACCTGATCAGCTAATGCGCTGGAATAAGGCACGAGTGGACGGCAAGCTAACACCTCTCCGTGGTCTTACTCGTCGCCGTACAGCCGAAGCAGCATTGTTTGCTATGGACGCTAAGTTAGCCGACGACGGTGGCGATAAGATGCCTCAGAAGGTTGAGGAAGGTAAGCCAAAGCCCCTAGCACAGTCTAAGACAATGGCGGGTGCGGGTGTAGCAGGTGCAGCCACCGCCTTGAGTGAAATCACTCCACAGATCGAGGCACTGGTACCATACAGCGACAGCATGAAGACGATCTTCTTGTTATGTGCGATTGGGGGCATTGCCCTCGTAGCATACAGCCGCTGGAAGGACAGTAAGGAAGGCACCCGATAATGTTCGGATTCATCACAGGCAAGATTAAAACCGCAGTAATCGTAGCATTCTCGATAGCCTTGCCTGTGATCTACGTCTTAGGCCGCCTTGGTGGTGGTCGTAGGGTCAAAGAAGCGGTCCTGAAAGACGAATTAGAGGCCGCACATAAGCGGTCTGACTTTTATAAAGCGATGCAGGACCATGAAAACGAGATCCAAGCTAATACTCCTCGCAATCGGGATGAGCTTGTTGAGCGGGTGCGGAAAACCGGTCTTTAGAACTTCTCTAGAGATCTACTGCCCACCGATTAATACCTACTCAGAAACATTCAACAACCGACTAGCGGACGAACTAGCAGACTTGCCAGACGACAACTGGGCCATCCCAGAGGCAATGTACGGATACATTCAATTAAGGGATCGTGTGAAATCCTGCCAAGAGGAACGAGAAAATTATGGCTGATGTACTTTCTACACAGGGTTTGATTGGAGATCCCGACGCTCTTCCTGAATCAGTGAACGTGGTAGGTGGCACGAATGTCACTACTATGGCGGATGACATCGTGAATGATCCGGGCGACTTCCTGTCTGACAAGGACATGACGCTCGAAGACAAAGTTCCTACGATTGATGCAGATACCGAAGGCACTAACATCGACGGAACTGATCCAAAATATGACATGGATGCTGATGGTCTAGTAGGAGACGCTGAAGCCGTTGGGGTTACAGACACTGCCACAGATCAGGTTAAGCAAGACGCCGAAACCTACGAAGCCTCTACCACATACGGCGACGTGATCCGTGAAGAGAATGACGTAGACGCCGCCACAGGCGAAGTTCGTGACGAAGCCATCATCGATTCCAACGACATTACTACCGACATCCAAGGCGCAGCCACAGGAAAGAACGAAGACGGTACGACTAATGAACTAGGCGTGGCTCTGAACGATTTCGCCAGCCAAGACATCTCTAACGTCATCGACACGACTACCGTCTCTGGTAAAATCCTCGCCCAAACACTGGGCGAAGGTAACTACACTGACATCAAGCAAACCGTCCAAGGCCAATTAGAGATCCTGACATCCCAGTTTGTAGACGCAAACGGTAACCCGAAGATTCCAACTTGGGCGGCGGGTATTGCCCGTAACGTGGGTCGTACATTCGCATTTACCGAAGGCGGTACAGCGGGTATGGCGGCTATCTCTCAGGCATTGATCGAAGCTACTCTGCCGATTGCACAGCAAGACGCACAGATCTTCAACGGCATTGCTATGAAGAACTTGGACAACAAGCAGCAAGCCACAATCAATAAGGCTATGGTTCTGTCTAAGCTAGAACTAGCCAACATGGACATACGTCTACAGACTGCATTGAATAACTCTAAGAACTTCATGCAGATGGACTTGGCTAACATGTCCAATATCCAGCAAGCGAATGTAATCAACAGCCAAGCTCGTATACAGTCTCTGTTAGAGGACGCTAAATCACAGAACACCGCTCGTATGTTTGGGGCTGAACAGAAGAACGATATGAACAAGTTCTACGATCAGCTATCCTTTAACATCGACAGCTTCAATACAGAGCAAGTCAACAACATGAAGCGGTTCAACACCGGCGAGATTAATGACCGTTTTGAGTTCAATGCTACTCTGCTTAACAATCGTGAACAGTTTGAAACGAACATGCAGTACCAGATCGACTTTGCCAATCAAAAATGGCGTCAGGCGGTGACGATGCAGAACAACCAAAACCTGTTTGATGCGATCTCTACTGATGTGAAGAACAAGGTAGGCCTTACATCCGAGCAGCTAAATAACATGTGGGATCGATCAGACGCTCTACTAGACTGGACGTGGAAATCATCCGAGTCTCAGGCAGACCGTGACCTAAAGATGTTCCAGATGAAAATGGAAATGCAGATGGCTGCGGCCCAAGCTAAAGCCAAGAAGAAGGCTGGGTTGTTTGGCGCAGTCGGTAACGTCCTCGGCTCTGTAGCTGGTAGCATGTTTGGTAATGGTGGCTTCTTGGGTGCGGGTAGCTCTGCCCTGTCATCTCTCGGCAGTACTATGAGCGGCGGTTTCCTTGCTAAAGGCGCAACTGCATTACTTGGCTTTTTATCTGACGAAGACCTCAAAGAAAACATCACTCGCATCGGCACACATAAGTGCGGCCTACCACTCTACAAATGGGATTGGACGGAAACCGCTAAACAGATCGGTGCAGAGAAATATCATAACGTGGGCGTCCTAGCTCAAGAAGCAATGAAGACGCATCCACATGCCGTGTCACGACATCCGATACACGGATACCTCACAGTCAAATATGAGAGGCTCCAATGAATTTTGAAGAAGGCGTAATCAGAGCCATTCGATCTTATTACAGAGGCGAGATTCCCGAAGCTACCTTCGAGCAATTTCCCGACATAAAATACACCCCGCAGTACTTTGCTGAGTTCGAAGAAGAACTGATGAAGGAAATGGGAGACGAGGCTGGTGAGCGTCTCGACGAAGACGAGGTAGAGGAGATCGAAGAAGATGAGGATTGAACCTGAGTTCGACGGTCCTATTCCCGGCGAGAACTATACGTCGGATACCCGTAACTACCCGTGGCACCGTCCGCCTGAGATTACAGATTACGACGAAGCCCTAGAATACACAGCCAAGGAGTTCAAGAAGCCGAATGCAATGATCGGCCTTGAGACTATGCTGACTAACGGAATTACAGTCGCCACAATGACTGACTTCTTCCTAACCCGTAATATTGGCCTCGGTAAATGGACCGTGGACTTTGCTCTGATCATTGCTGGCCCTGTAGCCAAGACGATTGAATTGATCGCCGTACAGGCTGGTTATGACTACGAGATGGGGATCGAAGAACAGATCACAGTACCTACTAAAGAGATGGTGGCTGATCTCGTCAGCATGATCGACGGAGACGAAGAAGTCGAAGAAGAGATGCCCATGCCTGAGGCGATGCCTGAAGAGGATGTCGAAGGCAGCGGACTGATGTCGGCTATGGCTGGCCTCGAAGGTGAGCCGGCTGACAAAGAGACCCAAGACGAAATGCTTGGATACTCCGAAGAAGAGGAGCCTG